TTGAGACAGTATCGAAAACAATGGGATGATAAAAACCAAGTGTTTAAAAACAAACCTCTCCATGACTGGTGCTCACACGCAAGTGATGCCTTCAGATATGGATGTGTTCATGATCCTATTGATACAACAGAATGGGATAAACCAATTAATATAGATACAAAATACGTAGTATGAAAAAAACAAATCAAGAAATATTATCAGTAGTAAGCAGAGAAATACATAACGCATCAGGTTATATTGGTGGAGAACTTGTAGCTAGAAGAAAAAAATCATTAGAATATTATTTAGGAAACCCTCTTGGAAATGAACAAGAAGGTAGATCTCAAGTAGTATCAAATGATGTTTTAGATACAGTAGAAAGTTTGATGCCATCTTTAATGAGAATATTTACATCAGGTGATAATGTATTTAATTGTGAAGGCATGGGGCCTGAAGATGAAGAAATGGCTAGACAATGTTCTGACTATTTAAACTACATTTTTTATAAAGAAAACGATGGATTTTTATCTTTATATACTGCATTCAAAGATGCATTAATTCAAAAAAATGGAATACTAAAAGTATATTGGGATGATGCACAAAAAATTGAAAGAGAAGAATACTCAAGATTAACTGATGATGAGTTTAATGATTTAGTCTCTATGGATGAGATTAAAGTTTCTAATCATAGTGAGTATGAAGAAAAAATTACAGACGAAGCTGGTAAAGAAATAGATTCAATTAAACTACATGATGTAGTTATTCATAGAACTAAAGTTTATGGTAAAGTAAGAATAGAACCAGTACCACCTGAAGAATTTCTAATTGAAAGAAGATGTAAGTCCATTGATACTGCAAACTTTGTTTGTCACAGAGTGAACAAAACAAGAACAGAATTAGTTGAAATGGGTTATGACAAAGATATGGTAGACTCATTACCAACTGGTGATGGAGATTATTATACTGAAGATAAATTTACTAGACATCAAAATGTAGATTTTTCACATGGAGAAACTGATGGTGATGAAAGTACACAAGATGTTTTAATACATGAATGCTATGTAAGAATGGATGTAGATGGTGATGGTAAAGCAGAACTATTAAAAATTACAGTAGCAGGGGATGGTAAAAAATTATTAGACATGGAAGAAATAGATACAATGCCTTTTATATCTATGACTCCAGTTATTATGCCACACAGATTCTATGGAAGAAGTGTAGCTGAATTAGTAGAAGATATACAATTAATTAAGTCTACTGTAATGCGACAGATGTTAGATAATATGTATCTAACAAATAATAATAGAGTTGCAGTACAAGATGGACAGGTTGCAATGGATGACTTATTAACTAATCGTCCTGGAGGAATTGTTAGAACTAAACAACCTCCTCAAAATGTAATGATGCCTATACAGGCACAACCGATTACTGAACAAGCAAGTGGTATGTTAGCCTACTTAGATTCTGTAAAAGAAACTAGAACAGGCGTTACAAGACAATCACAAGGGCTAGATGCAAACACATTAAACAATACAGCAACTGGCCAGAACCAAATTCTGACACAATCACAAATGAGAATGGAGTTAATCGCCAGAATCTTTGCTGAAACTGGTGTAAAAGATCTAGCCTTAAAAATGTTTGAACTTACTTGCAAGTATCAAAACAAAGAAAAAATTGTAAGAATCAGAGGTAAATATATACCTATGAGACCTTACGAATGGAAAGACAGAGTTAATATAACAGTTTCTGTAGGATTAGGAACTGGATCAAAAGAACAACAGTTAATATTAATGAATGCCATATTAGAAAGACAAATGTCTGCAATTAATTTGCAACAAAATGTTCATGGCCCAATGGTTAATCTTAGAAATATTTATAACTCTTTGAAAAAATTAGTTGAAAATGCAGGTCTAAATAGTATAGAACCTTACTTTATGGATCCTGAAGTGGGTGCAGCACAAATGCCACCAATACCTCCTAAACCACCAACTGAGTTTGAGAAGGTAACATTAGCTCAAGTACAAGGTGAAAACCAACGTGCACAGTTAAAAGCTGAAACAGAAGCTAAGAGTTTGGAAGGTAAAATGAGACAAGCACTTCTAGATTACGAACTAGCTATTAAAGAAATGGAATTAAAATACAATACCAAAATTGATGAGTTAGAACTTAAACGAAGATCTATGTTAGAACAAACTGATTTACAAAAATCAGGAGATCTAATGGGTGCAATAGTAAGAGGACAAAAACAATTCTTTAATGATGGACAAGGAAACAATAATCAGGGAGGGCAAGAGAGCCCAGCAACTGCTGGACGATCCCCTTCTAAAAACAGCATTTGAAGATCTCTTAGAAATTTATAGACAAGAGATTTTTAATACATCTTTCGCAGATGATGACAAGCGAAGAAACCTTTGGGTAGCCTTTAATATGGTAGATAAAATCCGAGGGCATTTGCTTAGTGTCATGTCTAGTGGAAAACTTGCTCAAGTAGATCTTGAGAATCTAAATAAACGAAGTTAAGCTAACGCAACTTCAAATTCGTCAACCATGAAAGGAACGATATGGCAGAAGAAAATATACAAGGTGCAGCAGAAAAAATTTCTGGATTACTGAATCCTCAACAGGACAATCAAGAACCAGAAACTAATACTGAACCTTCAGAGTCAACTCCTGAGACACAGGAAGTTCAAGAAAGCACAGAGTCGAAAACAGCTTCTACTGAACAGGCATCTGAAAATACTGAGACAACAGAAGAAACACCAACAGAATTAGAGACACCAGAGCTCCACCGAGTCAAAGTACAAGGTCAAGAGCTTGAGGTGAGCCTCGATGAGCTGAAGGCAGGATATTCTAGAGACTCGGATTATAGACAAAAAACTCATTCATTAGGGATGGAAAAGAGAGATCTTGAAACTCAAAAGAATAGTTTGCGTCAAACTTACGATACTCGTTTATCAGAACTAAACGATTTAATTTCGACAGCTAGTCAATTTGTTGAACAAAAACAAGGTGGACAAGATCTTGCTAAACTTTATCAAGAAGATCCAACTGAAGCTGCTAGACTTGACTTTCAATTAAGACAAGAAAGGCAACACATTGATTCTTTAAAAGAAAAAGCAAGAGAAGCTCAAACTAGACAATATGAGAGTTACCTTGAAACACAAAAAGAATTAGCTGCAACAAAAATACCAGAGTTTAGCGATCCAAATAAAGCTGACTCTTTTAAACTTAATATGCGTAATACTTTACGTGATTATGGTTTTAACGACCAAGAGATAGGTAGCCTTGCAGACCATAGATTTCTTATGGTAGCAAAAGACGCTATGAGTTTTAAGTCTCAAAAAGACAAAAGACCTATAGTTTCTAAAAAAGTTGCTAATGCTCCTAAAGTTTTAAAAGCTGGTGTTGCTAAATCGAATGTTAGTTCAGGTAGAGAAGAAGTAAGAAATAAAATCAAGACGCTAAGAAAGACTGGTCATATAAGAGATGCTCAGTCAGCAATAGCAGATATGATTAATCTTAAATCTCAACAAAGGAAATAAACAATGGCACAACCAACTAACACGTTTGATACGTATGATTCAGTCGGTGAAAGAGAAGATCTTTCAGACGTTATCTACAGTATCTCACCAACAGATACGCCTTTCCTTAGTTCTGCAGCTAAAACAAAAGCAACTGCAGTTCTACACGAATGGCAAACCGACTCACTTGCAGCAGCATCTACTTCAAATGCTGTTATTGAAGGTGACGAGGCAACTTTAGATGCATCAACTGCAACTACTAGACTTTCTAACAGTACACAAATTATGGATAAAACTGTAGTTATTACTGGTACTCAAGAATCTGTAGACAAAGCAGGTAGAGCATCTGAATTAGCATACCAAATCGCTAAAAGAGCTAAAGAGCTTAAAAGAGATATGGAAGCTACTATTACAGGAAACATTGCAGAAGTAGGTGGAAACTCATCAACTGCAAGAAAAATGGGAACTCTTGGATCTTGGGTCACTACTAATGATGACCTAGCATCTGATGGTGCTTCTGGTGCAGGTGCAGGAAATGCAGCTCACACAGATGGTACTCAAAGAGCATTCACAGAAGCTCAATTAAAATCAGTAATTAAATCAGTTTGGAATGCTGGTGGTGACCCTTCAATGATTATGGTCGGCCCTTTCAACAAACAAAAATTATCAGGTTTTACTGGTAATTCTACTAGATTTGATGCTGGTGCAGACGCTACTTTATACACTTCAGTAGACGTGTACGCATCTGACTTCGGTCAATTGCAAGTAGTACCTAACAGATTCTCTAGAGATAGAGACGCTTATGTACTAGACATGGAATACTGGGGAATTGCGTTCTTAAGAGACTTCTCTATGCATGAACTTGCTAAGACTGGTGACTCAGAGAAAAGACAACTTCTTGTTGAAGCAACTCTAGAATCTAGAAACGAAGCAGCTTCAGGCTTAGTAGCTGACTTAACAACATCTTAATAGATTAAATACTTAGGGGGGCAACCTCAATACTGCTCCCCTAGTATATTTTTAACATTGAAGATCTGAGAGGGGTTAAGATCGGAACAATGAGGAAACAAAATGAGAACACTTAACGACTATTTTTTAACATCTAAAATTACAAACATAAGTTCAGCAGGATCAACTTTCGTACCTGTACCAGATAGTGGAAGAATTATTAAAATTTTTACATCAATTAAAAATGCTATTACTACAGCTGACGCTGCATTATCATTTGAAATTGGTGGCACTGCTGTAACAGGTGGTGGTATAACAATAACTCAATCTGGCTCAGCTGCTGGTGATGTAGATACTGCAGAACCTACTGCTGAAAATTCAGTAAATGAAGGACAAGCTATCGAAATGATTACTGATGGTGGATCTTCAACTGCGTGTGAATGTGTAGTAACATTCGTTATAAGAAGATAATTAATTATGGGGGTGGAAACATCCCCAAACAAAAGGAAATAAAATGCATATAGCAATGAGACCTATAACAACTCAGAAAGTAACATCTTCTGGTACATCAGCTGCATCAGCTGCATTTGGTAACAATATAGAATATGTTAGAATAGTAGCAGACGCTGATTGTCATATAGAATTTGGAACAGGCCCAACAGCAACTACATCTACAATTTTTGTACCTTCAAAAGATATAGAATATTTTAAAGTATCTGGTGGAGAAAAAATAGCTGTAATTGGATCAGTAAATTTATACGTAACAGAACTATCAGAATAGTATGGGTAAAGTAAGATCTGTAGAATACGATGCAGGAATAAAAACAAAGTATATACAAGAGTCTAATGGAGCATTAACTATTAATAAATCGCAAGATGTTAATAAGTTAATGAAAAGAAACAAAGAACTTTATAACCACGATAATGGTTATCTTTCTAAAGCAAAAGAAATGAAAAGAGTTGCAAGTGTTCCTCCTCTAGTACTGCAGATCTGGGCTAAAGAATATAATGGTTCAAATAATTGGTTTCAATTACCAAAAGATATTCAAAGAAAAATAATGAGAACTAAGCTTAACAGTAGTGAGTTTAGATATTTTAGAACAGCTGAAGGAAGTTTATAATGGCACTAACAACATTTTCAGAATTAAAATCATCTATAGCAGATTGGTTAAATAGATCTGATTTAACTACACAAATACCAGATTTTATTGCACTAACTGAAGCTGACTTTAATGCAAAGTTGAGAATAAGACAAATGGAACAAATAGATGCTATTACAATAGACTCTGAAACAGAATCTGTTCCTACTGGTTTTATTGGAGTAAGATCGTTTTATATATTATCAGCTAGTAACAAATATCCTTTAGAGTATATAACTCCACATAATATGTTTGAAATTAAAGCTGGATCAACAACTGCTAGACCTAGGGTTTATACAATTGAAAGTGATAATGAAACAGAAACTTTACGTTTTGGCCCTGCCCCTGATTCTTCTTATACTGGGTACTTATCATACTATAAAGCTTTTGGAGCTCTTAGCGATTCTAATACAACAAATTACATTTTAAACAAACATCCAGGAATATATTTATATGGTTCATTATACCATGCAGCAAACTTCTTAGGTGGAATAGATCCTAACCAAGTACAACAATGGTTACAGATGTATATATCTGCTATGGAAAGATGTGAAAATAATGACAAACAAGATTCATATGGTGGAGCACCTGTTACACAAAGAACAGATGTTCAAACAGATTTATCATTTTACAGGAATAGATAATGCAAATACCTTTTGGAGAATGGATGCCCGATCAACCAGAACATGGTATGAAAGGTGCAAATGTAGCAACTAATGTTTATCATGCAATGGGATCTTATAAAAGATTTCCATCATTAGTATCATATACAGGTACATCAACAGTAGGTAAAGATGCACATGGATCTGGTTCTTTTAGAGATAACTCTAATACAGTTTATAATTTTGTAGCTACAAAAACAGATATACATCAATTAGAATCAGGAACATTTACTTCTCGTAAAGGAAGTTTAACTGGAGATGATGATGATTTTTTTACATTTACACAATTTGGTCAATATGTAATTGCAAGTAATGGAGTAGATCCAGCTCAATATTATTTAATGGGAACATCTACAAATTTTGCAAATCTTACTTCTATTCAAACAGCAGGTACTTGTCCTTTGTTTAGAGTATCTGGCGTAGTTAGGGATTTTTTAGTAACAGGTAATATAGCTAATGCTACAAACAGAATACAATGGTCTGGTATTAATGATATTACAGTTTGGTCAGGTAAACAATCTGACTTACAAGACTTACCAGGATCAGGTGGTCAAATAACTCATATTACTTCTGGAGAGGTAGGATATGTATTTAGACAAAATCAAATAGTTCGTATGGACTATGTTGGTGGTGCAACAATATTTAGGCTATCAGTTATATCTCCAAACAGGGGAGCTATATTTGGAAGAACAGTTTGCCAGGACAATAGACGTGTATTTTTTCTTGCAGATGATGGTTTTTATGAAATATCAGGTGATAACGTAGTACCTATTGGAGTAGAAAAAGTTAATAGATTTTTTGATCTAAACTTAAACAAAGCATATTCAGATAGAATAGTAGCAGCAACAGATCCATTTAATCAATTAGCTATGTGGTTGTACCCAAGCGTAAATAATACTAACAATACAACAGGTATTTGTGATAGAATTATAATATATAATTACGCTACAAAAAAATGGTCTTTAGCAAAAGTTAATGCTAGTCAAATATTTCCACAATTTGTAGGAGCATACACAGTAGAGTTAATGGATATTATTTCAGAAAACTTAGAAGAAATTAATGCTAACCTTGATACAGACTTTTGGAATGGTGGACAAATGTTTTTAGGTGGAATAGATGGAGATTTTAAAGCTGCAATCTTTTCAGGAAATTCAAATGAATGTGAGATAGAGACAGCAGAAATAGAAGCATTTCCAGGAGCTCGTACTAACATTCAAGGAATAAGACCAATAGTAGATGCAGAAGCAACAGTTACTGTAAAAACTAGAGAAAGATTAGCAGACACAGAAACAGAGTCTAGTTCATCTTCTATGGTAGATAGTGGGATTAATCCTGTTAGACAATCAGGTAGATACATTAGAGCTAATGTTAAAATACCTGCTGGAACAAGTTTTGATCATGCACAAGGTATAGACATTGTAGCATCTAAAGCAGGATATAGATAATGACAGATTCAGTAGATATAGATAACGTAAGATATTCAATGGAAACACAAGAATTTTTCCAAAGACAAATAGAAGAAGCAATTAACACTTTAGTTAATAAAAATAATACAGAAAGCGATAAAGCATTCGTTTGGTTTATGGAGTAAAATTATGGCAGGAACATTTTTAGGTAAATACGATACAACAGCAGCAAACAACACAGCTACAGGAACTAATGCAGTTTCAGTAGCAGAAGGAATGCTACCATCTAATATCAATAACGCTTTTAGAAGTGTTATGGCAGATATTAGACAGCATTATAATGCAGCTGAATGGATTGAATATGGTGATGGTGCAGGTACTTATACAGCTACTTACGCATCAGCTACATCGTTTACTATTGATGGAACAGATGTAACAGCTATTTATCATGCTGGACGTAGAGTTAAAGTTGTAGCATCAACGCCAGGCACAATATATGGTACTATATCTAGTACATCTTTTTCAACAAACACAACAGTTAATATAATTTGGGATTCAGGCTCATTATCTAATGAAGCTATTACAAGTGTACATATTGGTGTATTATCTAAAACTAATAACTCTATACCTACAGGAATTTCTGCAACTAAAATTGCAGATGGAACAATCTCAGA